CTGGATTGCACGTTCTAGCTCTCTATTGATTTTCAATTTCTGATAGTCTCTGACTTTATCAATATCCAAGTAGCCTAAGCATACTAACTCAGCAATACAGATAAGCACATCAGCCACTTCCTCGTGTAAGTTTTCTTCATATTCATCATGAAAGCCATATCTCTTTACTTTTGTGATGGCTTGGATTAACTCAGCGCATTCTTCTGATGTAATAGTGAGAGTTAGGTCATCACTATTAATATGTGCTACCTTATCCAATCCTAAAATTATGCTTTGTGGGTATTTTAATAATTCCACTACTCTTCCTATTTCTTTAAACATCTCTAGCCCTCCAAAACGAATGTGATCAACTGAGCACCTAGAATATTAGCCAAAGTTTCAGCTTCTAATTCATCGGCGAATACTTTTGCCTTTTCTGCATTTTCTTTTAAAGTGACTGAATCACTTGATGTATTAGTCACATATAATTTTCCTAACTTTACCAGATATAATTTTTCCATTTGTTTTTCTCCTCTTTCTTATGATATAAAGTCAATACTGCATACTGCTTTTGTGCATATGCTTCATATCCTATAACTTGATATTCATTTCTTAACTGTTCGATTAAATCCATTAACTGCTGCATAGAGTAATAATCGACTTTCTTATATACGTATTTCATAGTTCTTCTAATGATATGTAGATTCCTGGAACTGCACTCCAAAATTTTTCAATCACTTCAGAAGCCACCCTTGAATCATTAGTGTAGAAGCCTAACTCTTCTAAAATGTCTTTCAACATCTTATTTAAATTATCAGTATCAGGCTTTGTGTATTTATACTCACCATCTACTTTGTGACTCTTGTTTAAAGGAAAGCACCATTTAACAATCAACTGGCAAGCGTGATCAATCGGAACACTAGGAGTGTAAGGTGCGATTGCATCTCTTAACTTAACGTATGCCTGTTTCTGTTCAGGACTTTTATATACTCCGTATTTACCGATTCTATGCTCCTGTGCAGTAATTGTCGGAGGAATCATCTTTATAAAAAACTGCATTGTTTATACCTCAATTCTTTCAAAAATCATAATTACTTTGATATTATGTGACATACACTGATAGGGGAATCTCAAATTCCCTATCAGTATGTATGTACATAAATAGCAATTATGAGCGTTGCGTATATATATATATATAGTGCGCAACTTACACGCGCAATTATGCTTTTTTCACTACTCCATCGCTGTATTCAAAGCCTTCAAGCTTGCCTGTTTTGACCCATCTACGCATATATCCCATTAGTGCTCCATATGTCTTCCCCATCATTAATCCACTTTCAGCGAGTTCTTTTACAGTAACTTGACCATCATGATTTAACTGTTCAAAAGCATTTAAGAATAATTCAATATTTTCATCCTGTTTCTTCTTATTAGTTTCGTTCATCTTTTCAAACTTAGACTTTTTCTTTGAACCTTCAGGACGGCACCCTTTTAGCAAGTTGCCATTATCCAAGAAGTGAATAGGATATTTGAAGAAGCAGTTGATAGGGTCGAATGTAGCGAATTCTCTAAGGGTTCCAGAAATCTGAAGGGCAGTGATATGTTTAGCTTCATCAACTTTTAATTCAGTCAGATACTGTAATTCGTTCATCTGTTCGAATCCAAGCATTTCAGCACAGTAATCATTCATCGCTTCAAAATCATGATCATCTGTTTTCTTAGTCTGATATATGTAAGTTCTCCATTTAGGAACATACTTATCAAGCACAGCGTGCATTGCTTCAACTCTTGCTTCATTAATGAAGTGTTCCTTGACTTCTTTATTCATATCCAACTCAATCATATCTAGCAGCGCGTCAGGGTCTCTTGCAAAAACCCCTGAGCCACTTGCACGGTCCATTGATTTCTTGCCACCCTGAGCACCTTTTGAGTGGTGATGTGCATATATGACAGAAGCACCAAGCGCATCTGCTATCTTATCAAATTGATTACAGAACTTAGCCATTTCGCTCGCACTGTTTTCGTCACCTGTTATGACTTTATAAATAGGGTCCACCACTACCGCAATGTACTTTTTCTTTTCTGCTCGTCTTATCAGCTTTGGCACTAACTGATCAAGTGCAGGGGTCTTCCCTCTCAGGTTCCAGATAAAAATTCTATTCGCATTATTGGGAGTCAATCCTAAAGTCTGATAGACATCTTTAAATCTGTGTAGGCATGAGGCTCTATCCAATTCGAAATTGACATATAGCACATCTCCCTGTTTGCACTGTCTGCCCATCCATTTAGTACCCTCCGCAATAGCGATACATAATTCAATTAATGAGAATGACTTACCACTTTTTGAAGGGCCAACAAGTAGCATCTTATGTCCTTGTCTTAAGATTCCCTCAATCAATTCTTCTGCATAATCAGGAAGATTGAATAATACATCGGCCAGATTTTCTTCATCAGGTAAATCGTCATTCATTGACTCAACCCATTCGACCCAGTCGGACCAAGTCTCTTTTCCTGTGTTAGTTTCAATAATGAACTGCTTATGATCGCCACGAATGCATCCAGGCATTCTCGAAAGTCTTGATGGATTCTTATTCTGACTGTCAACTTCAAGTCCGTTCTTATCGCATATCTTATATAAGTAACTTACTCTTTCTCTATATTCTTTATTGTCTGAGGCATCAACTTTGACAATAGCGTGTATTGATTTGGCACCACTATATACAACTGCTGCAACAGGCAGTTCTAATTGATGGATAATAGACAACTGCTTGCCTATGTCCAAGCTGTCAGATTCTACAAGAGCGTATTTGAATGATGCTATGTCAGTATTTCTAACACCTTCGCCATTCAATGGATTGAAACGAATCCATGCACCTGCTGCTTGATTGTAGTCTCCAATTACTGCTCCAATGTCACCATTGCACGAGTGAAGACCTTCAACAATCTGCCCTGCTGTCATTCTGAAGTTTCCGCGGTTCCCAGGAATGAACTTCCCTTTTTCGTTTTCTATTGAGGAAACTACAAAGCCAACATACTCGTCTGTGTCGAATAGAGTAGTTAAGTATCTGATTAACTCATTTGCTGGATTCCAATTCGAATCACTAGGCTCATGTAACTCAATACTATCTATAGAGTCCTTGTCTATGATATTGCCAATTTCATCTTCCCAATCAAGAACACCCTCATTAGGATCTATTTTTTTTGGAGGAACGAAACCACCTTTTTTAGCATAATCGAAGATTGTTCCACCTGTGACAATATCCCCTGCTGTTTCATTGAAGGAATTCCATTTTGTAAAGCATTCTCCTCTTTTATATCTTTCTGAGTCCTGAGCACTCCAGGAATCCCAGTCACTCGCTTCATAGCCTTCATGTTTAAGGGCCATTCCAACATTTGTCCATTCCTGGTAGGAGAGTTCAGAAGGGTTGATATAGTCAAGCAGCTCTAATAGATTGTATTGTTTCATTCTTATTCAACTCCTTCTGGCTTATAAGTAGAAGCTTGTACTCCTTTTGGAATTCTCCAGCTATTTGCAGAAATTCTAGAAATCATAGAATTAGCATCCTTGAACTTCCAAGTTCCGACATTTCTAAATCCTTTTCTTTCGAGGAATCTCACTTGCTTTGGAGTAGCTAGTCCCTCTTTACTTCTTAACTTCAATCTGTCAATCAGCATTGAAGCATATCCAGCGTTAGGAACTTCATTAGACTCAATTCCATGTGCTTCTAAATATTTCAACTGCTTTTCATTTGCTGGAGCGCACTCCCAGCCGAAAGAAGGAATGTAATTCTGCAAGTCTTCAGCTTGTATGCTCATTGCATACTGCAAAGGGTCCACTAGCTTCTTCTTGCGTTTTCTCATTTCTTCTAGCTGCTTAGCAAGTGCTTCTTCACGTTCTTCTTGGATATCTTTCAAGGCTTCTTCCTCAGCTTCTTGGATATCCATTTCAACTCCTGCGCTGTCTTCCAGCTTTTTGGTCATTTTTCTAGCGACTTCATCACTATTACAGATAAGTGATGCCGGATGACATAATTCATGTCTTTCACTGTGCCAAAGAAAATCCAATAAAAGTAAATCTTTCTTTCCTGTCTGAGGTGAAAGTCTTGTACCTCTTCCAACCATCTGAGAATAAAGACTTCTTACTTTTGTTGGTCTTAGTACAATGACACAATCAACGTCAGGGCAATCCCATCCTTCTGTTAATAACATAGAGTTGCAAAGGACATTGTATTTATTTTCCGCAAAGTCTTTTGTGATCTCATTTCTATCTTTGGAATTGCCATTTACTTCAGTGGCTTTGAAACCATGCTTATTTAATATTTCAACAAACTTTTGAGATGTAGAAATCAATGGAAGAAATACAACTGTTTTTCTATTCTTGCAGTATTTTTCCATTTCGCTGGCAATGCCTTCAAGATACGGATCTAGTGCGCTACCAATATCACTTGCCTTGAAATCTCCAGCACTCATTGAAACGCTTGATAAATCCAAAGTCAGTGGTATAGTTAATGCTTTAATTGGCACTAGATAACCGCTTTTAATTGCTTCTGGTAAAGTATATTCATATGCCAATGTCTGAAAGTAAGAGCCTAAGTTCTTCATATCTCCTCTGTCAGGAGTAGCAGTTACTCCAAGTACTTTTGCACTATTGAAATATTCCAGCACTTTCTGATACCCATTACTTAATACGTGATGGGCTTCATCGATGATTATTGTGTCAAAATAATCTTTCGAAAACTTATACAATCTTTTGTCACTCTGTAGTGTTTGAACACTTCCAGTAACAATTCGAAACCATTTGCCAATACAAGTCTGTTCAGCTTTTTCAACCGCACAGCCAAGCCCTGTCACTTTCTTTATTTTGTCAGATGCCTGTTCTAGTAGTTCACCTCTATGTGCCAAAATAAGAACTTTATCTCCTTTTTTAACACAGTCTTCAGCCACTTTTGCAAATACTATTGTTTTCCCACAGCCTGTGGGAAGAACGAGAAGGGTTCTTTGAGTTCCCTTCTCTTCCCACTCTGTGAAGATGGCATCATGAGCCTTTTGTTGATAATCTCTCAGCTTCATTATTTCCAGCTATTGTTTCCCCAAGCCTGTGGCTGAGTAGGTGCTGGAGCATTATTATTGATCACGAATTCTTTTACATCGTTATAAGTAGAACCGTTATATTCTCTGTGAGAAATCTTAACTGTTCCTGTTTTTCCAACAATTCCGTTCCAATCTGGACGGAACGGAACACCTTTCTGCTTCATTCCAATACATTCAAAGAATTGAGAAATCTTCCATTCAAGCGATTTATGAAGAACTAATGAAGTAATCACTTTTACTTCTTTTCCTTCATAATTAATTGTTAAAGTAATGTCTGCTTTATTGCATACAGGGAGTTTTCCATTACCTGATGTTTTAGATCTAACAAAATTATCTTTAATGATGAATTGATAAGTTCCGACAGGCAATAATGTGTATTCTTTGGCTTCGGCTGTGATTTCATCATCCCAACCCATGGCACCATCATTTTGAGGTGCTTGGTTATAATTATTCTGATTGAATCCATTCTGATTGAAGTTGTTTTGATTGTAGTTATTAAAATTGTTATCCATTTCTTAATCTCCTTTTTAAAATTGAATTTCTGATTCTATAATAAAGTCTTTTAGATTACTCCAATTGCTAGCGATAAATTCCCAGAAGTCATTAGGCATATTTTCGATTGGAGTATCTTTCGGGAAGAATCCCTTTAAGAAGATGACTTCTTTTAGTTTCTCAATTGATATACTGTCACATTTCATTAAGTCTCTTACTTTGCCAGGAATTTTCTGATATTCTTCAGAGCCAAAATCAATAGCACTCACAGGCTTATTTTCTTCAATCTGTGGCTCTTTTGGTTCAACAGGTACATTTACCTGTGTTTGTGGTTTTTCATTTACAGGAGCGCTAGAAACATTATTCAATGGTTCTTCAATGATTGGCTTAATGACTTTATAATCAAAGTCGCACATTTCTGGAAGGCCATCTCTGTTTTTGGCATCCCAACAAGCGTTATGAACTGTATACATTACTCTTCTGTTTCCTGATACTTTTGTTTTGCCTTTTTCATCTTTTGAGACGAATGTCTGATAATTTGCGAATAGAACCATATCAGCCCATTCTTTTACAAGAGGCGCAGTCTGTGAAGCAGTCTTCTTTCCTAGCTTCAATTCATATCTGTCAAAAGCACCACTTTCATCTGGTTTTTCAAATTTTCTAATCTGAGCATGTGCAGTAAGAACGACATTCACTCCACTTTCAATTACATTTTCTAATCTGTTGAGAAGTCTTCCGACTTCCTCTTTTGTGTAGACGTAGCCGTTTCCGTAACCAAAATCTTCAATACCTTTCTTTTGGTATTTATTACATATGTCTTGAACGATTAACGATTCTCCCCAGTCAATTGAGTCAATGACTAATGTTCTACAGATAGATGTATTATTCTGAATGATGTAATCAATCTCCTGTTTGAGCATTTCATAAGATGTTGGCTTAGGAAGTCTTTTAACATCCAGTGATCTTGTTGAACCTTCCGTATCAATAAATAGAGGGTCGGGAAAATGAGAAGCAAATGTTGACTTCCCGATTCCTTCAGGGCCATAAACAACTACTTTATAAGGCTTCTTGATTTTTCCTTTTGTAATTTCAAAATTCATTACCATTTCACTCCTTCCCAAGAATTAGCAACTGTTTTTGCTTCTTCTTTTGCTTCTTCTTTCTTTTCTTTTTCTAAGTTATTTTTAGCAACATAGCCATCTTCAATAATGATTGAACACTCGTCACCTGTGCTTACTCTTGTAGCGATAGCTTGTAGTCCTTCAGACTTTAGCCAAGTGCCAAACTCTGTAAGAGTGTTCATGTCCATCTGCTCTAGCTTATCTAATAGAATAAATCCACAGTTAGGATTGATTTTTCTGCAGATAGCAGTAGCCACTTTTAGCTGCTGTGAACCGCTCATGTTATCCCATTCTTGACCTAGATAAGTAATTTTTCCATCTTCAATCCCTAGCCCTTCAAGAGGTAGATCAGCATTATTTAATAAGCTAGCCTTTTCTTTTCTGATATCTTCTAATTCCTGTGACTTAGAAGCATATTCCTTTTTGAGGTCATTGGCTTCTTGCTCTGCTTTTTTCTTTTCTAGGTTCGTGCGAACCTTAATATTAGTGTCATCAATCTCTTTGATGCTTCTTTCAATTTCATCCGTAGGATTGTCTACTAGACTAGAAACTTCAACAGTCGCTTTATCTCTTTCCTTGATAACTTTCAAATACTCTTCATTAAGCGCTTTTAACTGCTTGTCCAAGTCTTCCATCTTTTCTTCAATGGCTTTTGACTTAGATTTACATTCAGCGAGATACGCTCTTTTTCTTTCATTACTTCCATTAATTGCTAGCATTTCTTGCTGCTTGGCGATTAACTCAGAAGCTGAAACAATCTTATCTGGAACATTGTCATAATGAACCATCTCTTTAGCATGTTTGAATTTCTGATCAGCGATTCTTCCGATTGCTAGGCGGTCATTGTAAACTGCCTTTTCTTTTAAATCCAATTTAGTTAACTCGTCACCAATTCCGATAATATGAAGTAATGTGTCAGCTTTTTCTTTTTCTGAACTATTCATAAACTTTGGAAGATTTAAAGCCAACTCACTAATAAATGAATCTAATAGGCTCTGACCCGCTTTCATTCCTGTCGGATCAGTGACCTTTAAGGCTGAATTCTTTCCTTTTCTTTCAACCACAATACCATTTGAAAGAGTCACTTTTAGTGATGCTGGAACATAGCTTCCTTCTCTAGTTGGTTTTGATGGCTTGTATTTGTTGCCACCAAGACACCAAGTGATGGCATCCAACACAGAAGTCTTTCCATTGTTATTATTTCCACCAATAATTGTTAATCCATTTTCAGATGGTTCAATCTGTACTGCTTTGATACGTTTCACATTCTCTAATTCAAGAGAATTGATTTTAATCTTATCCATTTAATTATTCTCCTTTATTTATTTCTAATAACAACGAGCATGTATTCAAGAATGATTAAATTCATGCTTAATGATGCAATGCTTAGAACTCTCATTCCTGTTGAATTCCAGTTATTGCCACTTACAACTCCTGAAATAAAACTGACTAAAATAATTAAATTAGATACGATGATGATTCCTTTTTCAAATCTATTCATACCCCATCACCTTCATTCTTAATTTTTGATACTTTCTAGTTCTACGAATTCTAGGAAATCCGTATTTTCTCCACATTCTTTTTAAGAACGGGATTTTCTTTCTTGGTTTTCTTCTTTCCATAGAAAACTCTCCTTTTCTGTGCTAAAATAATCACGTGGTTTTAATATTTTTTAAGGGCACACGATGGCTGTCGTGTGTTCTTTTTTTTGCGCTCATAAGCACTTAGCGCTAGGAGACCGTATACAGTAGGTATGTATAGTCAATGGAATTATCCAAAAAGAGAAATGTTAAATTATGTATTGCAGTTCATTCTACGAATTATTATTTGTCTCCTAGCCTTAGGTGCCTACGAGCAACTAAAGCTACTTATTCAATTGTCTTTCTTTTAGTGAGCTCCTCTACCACTGCTGCAATCAACTTATCTGAAGGAGCTCTATAGTAATTATTCATGTAATCCATGAAAGCTTTTCTAGGGATGTAAGTACTTCTTTTACCTGAGTCATGTTTAACTACTGACCCAGGTATTACGCCCTGTTCTATAGCGTTTAGGATGAAGTCTCTACTTTTATGGGTAATCTGCATGACTTCCTCAACGCTGATACTCCATTCATCCATGATGATCACCTCCTATCGAAGGAACTTGTTAATGAAATACTGCTGACCCTTGCCAGTAATCTTAGGTGTCTTAGTAGTGATGTTTACACCTGAGCCGTTGACGTAAGAGCCTTCCTTGATTTCAAAGAGACCTAGTTCCATAGCCTTCTGTGTAGGCATGTTGTAATCAGTGCCCTGGCGCTTGATCAGATAGCCTTTTTCTCTGAGCCATGCGAATAATCTCTTCTGACCCATGTCAATGCCATTCTGCTTTAAGATTTTTGCAAGTTCACCAACTAAGATTGATGTGTGGCTAGTGGCTACTGCATCAGCAAATAATGCTTTAGGTTTCATCTCCTCGATTACTTTATCCTTAGCAGCTAGAACACTTTGAGCCTCGATTAATGCCTTAGCCATTAGTTCTGAGCCACTCAACTCCTTCACTTGGTACTGCCCTGTTTTTCTTAGTGCTGGTAAAACTTCACTTGTTACCCATCTCTTGAATTTCTTGGCGCTTGGTAACTTGCTTGAAAGGACTAAACTGTATAGACCACTTTCGTTGATTATTGGAGTGTTTCGATTTCTACCGATAGAATCGCGAATCGCGATTGTATCTTTATCTTCACCGTCAACGTGCTTACTTAATGCATCATTTTGATTCTTATACCCAAGCACATCAGCCACATCTTTTCCGATGAACCAAGGCTCACTGTTAATCAAAAGACTTCTTACTTCGTGATTTTCAAAATTAAATAATTGTACTTCGTTCATTTCTTTTTCTCCTTTCTGAAGTTTAATTTTTTTAAACTTGTTTTGTAAAAAAATAAGACCCTATTTCATTTTCGGGAATATCGAGCATATCGCTTATTGCAATTATGTCATCGCTAGTGAATCTTACTTTATTACACATTTTTAATGATAATGTATTTTCGGAAATACCATATGCAGCAGCAAAATTTGATTGACTGCCATATTTTTCAATGATTCTACCTTTCAGTTTCCTGTAATCAAAAGCCATATTCTACCTCCTAACCCATAAATAATAAAAATACCCCAAAAACAGCAACAATAAGCCAAATGATACTTATAATTAGTTTAAAAATTTCTTTTTTCATATTGCTATTTAAAGTGAATGATGATAGTTTTATAAATAGAAAGTCATCTAAGACTTTCTATTATAAACTTAAGGACTGCTAGGAGCGAACCTATGTCCCAAACGAGCTGAGTTAATTGTGCTACCAATTTTCTCAGCTTTTTTATTTTCTTTTCCAAATCATCCACTTCATTACCTCCTTTCTGATACTAGTTTAACATTTTTAAACTACTTAGTCAATATTTTTGTTTAATTTAATTAAACCTTTTTATTGATTAGTTTACAAACCCTATATATAATATAAATAGAAAGGAGATGATGTATATGAGACCTAATGCTGATATTAAAGATAGATTAACCTCTGCTTTAAGAATTAGAAATATGACTCCAAAAGAACTGTCTAATAAGACGAATATTCCTAAATCATCCATTTCTCAATACATGAGTGGATATGCAAAACCAAAAGATGAACGACTATATCTAATGAGTCAGGCTTTAAACGTTGACCCAACATGGTTATTAGGGTATGACGTAGAAATGGAAAACAATGAAACCAAAGAAGAAGCAATCAACTGTAACAATATCTATAAACTAGACAAGATTAAACTCCCAATGTTGGGTAAGGTAGCATGTGGTGAGCCTATCTTTGCGGATGAAGACAGAGAAAGTTATATAATGATTGGTACTGATATTGGCGCTGATTTCTGTCTACAGTGCCAAGGTGACAGTATGATAAATGCAAGGATCCATGACGGTGATATTGTCTTTGTGAAGAAAACTGACATAGTAGAGAACGGAGAGATTGCTGTAGTAATCATAGATGATGAGGCTACACTAAAAAGATTCTTCTATTATCGTGAACAGAATCTAGTTATTCTGAAGCCTGAGAATCCAAAGTATCAGGATATAATCCTTACAGGTGAGCAGTTGAATCAAGTTAGGGTTATCGGAAGAGCCGTCGCTTTCCAAAGTGATGTAATATAAATTGATAGGAGGATTATAAATTATATGCAAGAAAAGAAAATGAAATATCAAAGATACAAACGTGGACAGATTGTATTGATTGACTTCAGTCCTTCTATGGGCAGTGAATTACGTGGCAAACATTTTGCAATTGTAATAACAAAGAAAGACTCCCCTAATAATGGTGTCTTGACTGTCATACCACTAAGTTCCAAAGAAAAACCTTACTATTTAGATATAGGAAATTTTGTTTCGAAACAGGTTTATCCGCAATTATTAAATATTACCAGAGAATTATATACAGCATTAGCAAATTTGGATTCATCTGATGAAAATGAATACAACGTTGAAGACGTTCAAAAAGTCATCAATAATGTTAATGAATTTAAAAAAGTCGCAAACATATACATTAACAAGAATAAAAAATCATTTGCATTGGTACAAAATATTACAACAGTAAGTAAAATAAGAATTAAAAAACCTGTAAATCATTATGATCCAATCAAAAATTTGATTGCTGATAGCCTAATTCTTGATTTAGTTGATAATAAAATAAAAGAATTATTCATCAATGATAAATAGCAAAGATATAATAACGAAATAGCAAAGATATAATAACGAGGTTTGACAATAGCTGCTTTGTGTGATAACATCTAATTGAACAAGAGCTATACGCTATTGTTATTTACACAACGGCCTAGCGCCATTGAAGGAATCTCGTTAGAGGTTCCTTTTCTTTTTACAAAAAAGCACCCTAGCGCCAACTAGGATGCTGATAGTGATACGCCAATATCACTCATATAAAAGAAAACTCGCATAAAGTCCTTTTACGTACTCAATTATATCACGATTGGCACGTTTAAGGCAAATTACAACTGAAAGGACGTGTCATATTATGCCTAGAAACTCTAGATTTAGACGTAGACCGAATAATACAGGTACCGTAGTCAAATTATCGGGTAAGAGAAGAAACCCCTACTGTGCTCGTGTAATGAGCGATGAACGAGATATAATAACAGGAAAGAAGAAGCAGATATGCATAGGCACCTTTGCAACTCGTGAAGAGGCATTGAATGCCTTATCCCTCTACTCATTAAAGAGATCAAGCAGCATAACAAACGAGGAGGCTAGAAACCTTGCCCCTGATCTGTTTGACAGAATACAGGAAAAGACCCAGAAGAGAGTACCAACATTCAAAGAAATCTTTACTATCATAGACAATGAAACCTTTATTAAGAGAACCGAAAAAGGACATAAAAACATTCTGAACGCTTTTAGCCACCTTGATAGGTTGTCAAATATGCCTGTCAATATAATCACATTAAGAGACATGCAGAACATATTTGACGGAATGGATACTGGTGTAAGTGTACAGAGAGATATGAAGTACATCTGTGTCAAAGTCTTCGAGTATGCAGTAATGCACAAATATATCAGTAGAGATGATGATTATTCTACTTATATAAAAATAAAGAGCCTTCCTAAATCAACGATGCATAAAGCCTTTACACTTGACGAAATAAAGAAACTCAAGAAACTAGATACACCAGAAGCGCATGTGCTGCTTATTTATATCTATACAGGGTGTAGGCTTTCAGAACTCCTCTCACTTGATAGAAAACAGATACACATAGATGAGCCTTGCAATGATGATGGAGTAGAAAGAAAAATCAATTATATCATTACAGGGTCCAAGACAGAAGCCGGAAGAAATAGAATCATTCCTATACATGACGGAATAAAGCAGTATGTCATTGATGAACTGATTAATAAGAAAGAAAGACTATTTGATTCTAAGCGCACATGGTTTTACATGACTGTACTCTATGCACTCAATGATCAGCTAGGCATGAACCACAAGATGCATGATACAAGAGATACTTTTGCTTCTCTTTGTCAGCTTTACAATATTGATATTTATATACGTAAGAAGGTTCTTGGGCACAAACTGAATGATATCACCTTTGATATCTATACTAATGCCTCAAAAAATAAGTTGTGGACAGAGATAAATAAGATTAAATTTTGAGAGGTTTATGATATACTTATTGTGTTAGCGGTTGAAGCACTCTAAGTGAGCCTACCTGCGGAAGCCACTTCAAGGGGTGGCTTTTCTTGTTACTGATTTGTTACTAGTTTAAGGTTTCATAGTGTTTCAATCCCCTAAAAAACAGCATAAATACAGGAGGAAAATTATTATGAAACATTTGTATATGATGCGTCATGGACAGACTCTATTTAATGTTCGAAGAAGAATTCAGGGATCATGTGATTCTCCGCTTACTGAACTAGGTATTAAGCAGGCAGAAGCTGCAAAAGAGTTAATCAAGGATATTTCTTTTGATCATTACTACTCTAGTACGGCTGAAAGAGCATCTGATACATTAGAAATAGTAACAGATGGTCAAGTACCTTATACAAGAGTAAAAGGTCTTAAGGAAAGAGATTTTGGATTATTTGAAGGAGAAAGTGAAGATTTAAATCCTCATTTTGATGATTTTAAATATGATGACTTATTTCCCCATTATGGTGGCGAAACAACCAAACAAGTACAACATAGAGTTGTAAAAACACTAACTGAAATCATGAATAAAGAAGACCATGAAGTGGTTCTTGCAGTAAGTCATGCCGGTGCTTCTATGCAATTCTTTAGTGCATTTAATGACCCAGCCATTATTTTTAACTCTGGAGGATTAACTAATTGCTGTATTCTTCATTATACATATGACAACAATGAGTTTAAATTTGTAGAAATATTAAGACCAGAGGTAAAGTAGATACATATGAAAGAAAAAGTATTATTTTTTGATATTGATGGTACGCTTGTAGATAACACTTATGGAGTTTATGAAGTACCTGAAGGTGTAAAAAGAGAACTCAAAAGAATTCAAAATGATGGGCATAAGCTTTTTATCTGCAGTGGTCGTCCTAAAGCCATGATTAACCAGCAGTTCCTTGATTTGGGTTTTGATGGTTATGTCTTATATAACGGTGGTTATATCGAGATTGATGGTGAATCTATCTTTGAAGAGAGAATGGATACAGAACTTGCGACTCAGACAGTTGATATGCTTGAAGAACTGAATTGTGATTATATGATTGAAACAGCACATCATATTTATATTGATAAGCGTTATAAAGAGCTTTATACGTTCTTTAAGAACCTCGGCATGGAAGAGATGTTCTCTATGGATTTTGACCGCGATGATGTCTTAAAACGTGCCATTAAAATAGAAGCCAATGTCACAAATAAAGACAAGCAGAAAGTAAGCGACTATTTAGATGGTAAGTTTGGTACTACTATCAGTTTTGATCAGCATGGCAGTGATAATTCATTTGAGTTCTTTTCACCAACCATGAGTAAAGCCATCGGTATTAAGAAAGTTCTCGAATATTATGGTTTAGATATCAAAGATACCTATGCATTTGGTGATGGTCTTAATGATATTGAAATGATTCAGTTATGTCAGATAGGTGTAGCTATGGGTAATGCCGTAGATGAATTAAAGGCACAAGCCGATATCATCTGTAAATCTATCAATAAAAATGGGTTAGAGGATATTCTTAAGGCATTATTTCCACAATAAACATCTTATCTTCACATAGGTATGATATACTCTAGTCGAGGTGATTTCATGAAAAAAGACAATGGTAAATTAGCATATTATTTACCTATTGGCATCAGTTTAGGTGTCGTATTTGGTATTTGTTTTGACAATATAGGTATAGGAATCTGTTTAGGTGTCGGTGCAGCCCTTTCATTGTTTCCGATATCATAACCACTGATAAAATCAGTGGTATGAACCCGCCCTGTAAGGGCATGTCGTTGTGCGAGTCCTTCGACTACTGAAGACTGACAACCACAACACGTTTACCTATAACCCCTAAAAGGGGTTTTTTTATTTAATTTTATCTCCTGTAAAAGGATCAATAAACTCCTTCATGCTCATCTGGTCCGAAAGTCTATCTTCCTGTAATTGATTTCTTATATATCGTTTTACAGCTTCTTCATTGTGTCCTACTGTCACACAATAATATCCTTTCGCCCAGAATTTTCTGTTACCATATTTATATTTCATATTTGCATGTCTGTCAAAAATCATCAGTGTTGATTTGCTTTTCAGATAACCCATGAAAGACGATACGCTATATTTTGGTGGTATCGTCATCAACATATGTATATGATCAGGACATGCCTCAGCCTCATGAATTACAACTCCTGGTTTTCTTTCTGCTACTGCTCTGAGAATAGCGCCTATATCTTTTCTTAATTTTCTGTATATTACCATTCTTCTGTACTTTGGTATAATGACTATGTGATATTTGCAATTATACGTTGTGTGTGATAAGGTATTATCATCTCTCATTGAGAGTCCTCCTTTGATTATAATTCTTGCGGTTGCCAGCCACTTTTATTATATCATTGGAGGTTTTTTTCTCACCATCTCTGAAAGTTTTTTTGGACCATACGCGTATGGTTTTCTTTATAAAAAAAATAATCCTCCGCAAGGAGGATTATTTCATTATTCGATTGTAATCACACGATGATCAAGACGAGGTGCTGCTTCTGGAGCCTTACCATCCGCAAATCCTATAATAACATTTCCGATACCTTCATAGTCTTCTTCAATGCCCCATTCTTTAAGAAGTCTTCTTCCTTCTTCACCTTCAAATACTTCTTTCGCACGATGAATCCAGCAAGAACCAAGTCCTAAGCCATGCGCTTCATTGAGCATATTGCCGATTGCAAGTGATCCATCATAGATATATGTAGGATATTCTTTCTTTGCTAATACTACAATCACTACAGGCGCACCATAGAAAGGATCTTTATCACTCCCCATAAC